CGCGAGGATCGTCGAGGGTGGCCGCACGTATTCGCTTGACCCGACGGATCGGTACGAGCAGGACCGACTGAACCGCGACTGGCGAGACATCATCGAGCGGCCGACTGCTTTCATCCATGACGATTCGTCGATCACGCTCAACCGGATCGTGGCAGCGTCCGGGGAACTGAAGCTCGAGTGCTATCGCGTACCGGTCCATCCGATGGCAGACGACAACGACGAGCCGGAGATTTCCGCCGCGCATCATCGTCGGCTCGATGGCTGGGTTCGGTATCGGGCCTACATGGTTCCAGACTCGGATTTCGGCGACAAGAAGCGGGCCGAGCAGGGGCTTGCGGACTTCGAAAACTACTTCGGCCGGCGGCCGGACGCGGACCATCGGCGCAACAACAACGCCAATCGGCCGCACAGGGTGAAGGCATGGCCATGAAGGTCCTGAGGCTTGTCACTCCAGGCCATAGCGAGTCTGTTCGCGAGCTGCGTTTGTCGGCCTGGACTCGTGCCGTGACAGGCGCAGCGGGGTAATGCGGCCATGCGGCAACTGCCCAAGCTGACGCTGTCCGTGCGCCTCGGCGCGTCGGCAGACATCCCGATCCGCGTCGAATCGAACGTCCTCCAGTTCGCCCCGATCTCGGCCATGGCCAGGAGTGCGCCCCTGCGCGTCACGGCTCCGGCGCACGGAATCCCGCCGGGTTGGCGCGCCGCAGTCGTCGGCGCGGGCGGAATGACCGAGATGAATGTCGCCTGGGATCAGCTTCGCCCGGCTGTTCTGCGGCCCGTATCGGTCATCGATGTCGACACGGTCGACTTCGACGGCGTGTACGCGACGGGTTTCGGCGCCCATACGTCCGGCGGGGCGCTCGCGTTCTACGCTCCGAAGTCGCTGGCCGCCTACACGGGCGCGCGAATGGACATCAAGCGCCGGGTGGGTGGCGCGGTTGAAATCAGCCTCAACACGGCCGCCGGGACGCTGGAAATCGACACCTACAACAACGCGGTCTGGATTCATCTCGGCGAATCGACCCTCGGCAGCATTCCGGCACGCGACTACGTGTTCGACATCGAGCTGGTTCGGGCCGGCGGAGTGGATGCCCTGTGCAGCGCTGAATCCGTGATCACGGTCTCGCCGGAAGTGACCACCACGCCATGAGCCATATCGGGTTACCCAACAACGTCGGCCTCGTCGATACCTTTACCCGGCAGGAGGGGGCCGACACGGTCCACATGCAGGCCGTCGTGCCCGTCGATCCGGCCACGGGCGACCCGCTGCTGCTCGCCCAGCAGGCGACGCTCGCCGCGGTCCAGGAGCTCAACGACACGATGGTGACGTTGCTTTCGGCGATGCTCAGGAAGATGCCGCGTCTGGCTTCCGGGGAGCGTCTGGCGGCGACGCTCGTCAGCACCACCGATCTCGAGCCCGCGACGTACTACACGCTGAACTCGTCGTGGACTGCCGACTCCGGCCGAAGCATCCAGTACGCCCGGATGTTCGAGCCTTGGAACTTCGCCGACATGGGGGCGGCGCGTCTCTACTCCCAGATCCTCGTGAGCTGACCGCATGGCTACTGCCAACAACCTGAGAAAGCTCCTGCACCGGAAGGCGTGGGAGATGTGCACCCCGTGTCCGTCGAGCAGCGTGGCCGGGGCGTTCATCACCGGCTGCGAGTCGGGAATCCTGCCGACGAACGATGCCTACTACTACGCCATCAGCGCCTCGACGATCTACACCTACCAGGCCGATCAGGACGCCTGGTCTCAGATCCCTGCCTCCGGAATCGCCGGAACGTTCGCTGCCGGATCGTGCGGAGAATGCGTCGCGCTCGGCATGCTGGGCGGTTCGCTCGACCAGTCGGCGAGTGCCGGGACCACGACGACGCTGACCACCAGCCGGACGATCGTCCGCGACCTCAAGGGCTGCAAGCTGCGCGTGATCTCCGGCGCCGGCGTCGGCTACGACGGAGCCGTGGCGAGCAACACCATCGGTGCGAACGCCGTGATCACGGTCACTCCGGCCAGCGGGGTCGCGTTCGATGCGACGACGGTGTTCCGCATCTGGTCCGGGTCGCTGTGGTTCTGGAATGCGGGCACCTCCGCCACCGGTTTCTCGGTCTACGACCGGGCGACCAATTCGTGGACTGCAAAGAGCGTCACCGGGATGCCGACTGCGTGGGGGACGAGCGGCCAGCTCGTCTCGACGGGGAGCGATGGCGGTTTGTTCGACAGCGGCACGAGCACCGGGTCCAACACGTCCACGACGCTGAACCACACCGGCAAGTCCTGGCAGGCCAACGCCTGGACCAACTCGCAGCTGCGCATCACCGGCGGGACCGGAGCCGGGCAGGTGCGGACGATCGCCAGCAATACGGGCACGCAGCTCACCGTTTCCACCTCGTGGACCGTCACCCCGGACGCGACGTCAGCCTACGTCATCGAGGGGAACGACGACTTCCTCTACCTGCTCGGCAACGCGGCCGTCACGCTGTACCGCTACTCGATCAGCGGCAACACGTGGGCGACGCTGACTCCGGGAACGGCGCGTGCCGCATCGCCCGGAGCCGGATTCACCGCCGACTGGATCAACGGCGTTGCGGACGCCGACTGGTCCGGGGCGCAGGGGAAACTGCTCTTGCAAGCGGGGACGATGGTCCGGCAGAACGGCCGGTACATCTACAGTTTCCGCGGCGGTGGCAGCACCGGCCTGGACGTGTACGACGTCGCAGGGAACACCTGGATCACCGTCGGCGGCTCGTATGGAAACGCTCAGGAGACCTTCACCACCGGCTCGTGCTCCGCCGATTTCGGCGGGTACATCTATCTGATGAAGGAGGCGAGCGGTCGGCTGTTCCGCTTCGATGTGGCGCGGCACGTGCTCGAGCCCTTCACGACCAACGTCTACCCGGTGTCGACCGCCGTCGAGGGGGACAAGCTGGCCATTGCCGCCTATCGCGACGGGGCAACCGTCATCCCGTTCCTGTACACGCTCACGCATTCGCGCGCGGAAATGCAGCGCATGCTCGTCATCGGGTAGCCATGGACATCGAAATCTTTGAAGTCGAGCCCGGGCGCTGGGGTTATCGCGTCGGCGGCGTCTATCAGGAGTGGCATCCCGATCAGCCGGGGTTCGTAGCCATGAGCCAGGCCGATGCAACCGCCTGCGCGGCGGTCGTCGCCGAACGGCTGTCCCGGGCGTAGACGCGATGCTGCTCGTGCTCTGGTGCCGATGGATACGGCCGCACAGACTGCCCGGGTCGGCGTTTGCTCATCTGGGCGAACCCGGCACTGCGGTCGTCGCGAGCGCTCCGCGCGAGGTGGTTCAGTGGCGCGATGAGGGCGAGATCGTTACGGTCGAGCAGCCGATTCCGGTGTGCCGGGTGGATGGAAGCTGAGCGAGAGGAAGCAGGGTGAACGCAGGACTTCGTCCGCTGTCCTTCGCCGGCTGGCCGTCGGGGATGGACAACATCCACGCCGACCACGAGCTCGACGCCAAGACGCTGCGGCGGGCGGTCAACGCCGACGTGCTCGACTCGGGCAAGATTCGCCGGCGCAAGGGGTTCTCGCCGTTCCTTGCCGAGCCGGGCGCGCACAGCCTGTGGGCGGGCAGCTCGGGCGCCGCCTTCTTCGTGTCCGGGCAGACGCTTTGGCGCCTGTTCGCAGACGGGACGAAGCAGTCGATCGGGACGCTGGCGCCGAGCTCCGGTCCGCTCTGCTACCTCGAGGTCAACGGGCGCACCTACTTCAACTCGGCGGCCGGCCGCGGGCGGATCGATGACGGCCTGGCGCTCGCGCCGTGGGGCGTCGATGTACCGGTGTCGCCGCCGTTGATGGTGCAGGGACCGGGCGCGCTCGATGCGGGCACCTATCACGCGCTCATCACCTACGTTCTGGCAGATGGAAGGGAGTCGGGCGCATCGGTGTCGTCGAGCATCACGCTCGCGTCGCCGGCGGACATCGGGTTCTACGGCCTGCCCGTGCCATCCGATCCGGCCGTCGTCGCCAAGCGAATCTACCTGACGACGGCGAACGGCGAAGCGTTCTTTCGGGTGGCCGAGGTGGCGGCTGCGGCAACCCTGTCGACGCGCGGATCGTTCGGCGCGGAACTGCGCACGAGGCACCTGTCGCCGCCGCCCTACGGGTCCGACATGGACTACTGCCTGGGGCGAATCTGGATCGCGAGCGGCAACGCGGTCTTCGGCACCGAGGCGCTGGACTTCGACCACCTCGACCGGCGCAGGCAGTTCTACCAGTTTCCGGCAGAGGTGTCGCTGATCGCTGCGGCGGCAAGCGGGATGTATGTCTGCGCCGATCAGACCTACTGGATCGGCGCTCCGGGCACGCCGGAAGCCAGCATGCGGACGGTGTTCGGATTCGGAGCCGTGGCGCGGTCGCGGGCGCGCGTCCCGAGCACGGGTGATCCGATCTGGTTCTCCGAGCGAGGGGCCATCGTGGGACGGGACGGCGGCCAGGCCTCGATCGTCGCCGAGAAACGGATCGCCCCGGGCGCCATGAGCGGCGCGGCGGCGCTGGTCCGTGAGCAGGACAGCCTGCGTCAGTTCGTCGTCGTCGGCAACAACGCGCAGGCGTCGAGCCTGCAATGCGGCTCCTACGCGGAAGCCGAGATCATCAGGAGAAGCACACCATGAACCACGAGAGTGGAAACACCATCCTCCGGGTCGGCTTCGAGCACACGATCGAGCACATCCGCAACGGCCACCTGATCGATGTCGAGACCGTCCACAACCTGGTCCCGACCGAAGGGCTGAACCACATCCTGAACGTGGCGCTGCGGGCCGGTTCGCCGACGCCGAACTGGTATGTCGCGCTGTTCGAGGGGAACTACACGCCGGTGGCCGGCCTGACCGCGGCGACGTTCCCGTCTGCGGCCACCGAGTGCACGGCTTACGACGAGGCGAACCGGGTGCTGTGGGTGCCGGCCGCGGCATCCGGCGGGATCGTCACGAACGCGGCGAGCAAGGCGGTCTTCACGCTGAACGCGACGAAGACCGTCTACGGCATCGTCATGACATCCCTGCTGACCAAGGGCGGCACGACCGGGACCATCGTGTCGGCGGCGCGCTTCGCGTCGTCCAAGTCGGTCTTCGACGACGACCTGCTGCAGGTGACCAGCTCCATCACGATAACCAGCTCCTGAGAGGCGCGCCATGACCATCAAGCTTTCGACTGCGGCCAGGAATTTCCTCGCCGCGGGCGGTTCGTACAAGGACCTGTTCCAGAACGGGCGGATGGAGATCTACAGCGGCTCGCAGCCGGCGAGCGCCGACGCGGCGGTGACCGGAACCCTGCTGTG